AAAACTTAAAAAATATTGAGGGAGGAGATAATGACCATTGGCAAAAAGAAAATGGTACTTCTTTAAATTCTGAACAAGGACATATACTTTTAGACGCTTTCTTTAACCCTAAAAAAACTATACTTGACGCTGAAAACTTAAAGTATTTTAAAGATAAACTTGATGGTCGAAATGAAGCAATAGCGTTTAAGGTAAGACAAAAAGATAACCAAGAAAAGTTATTAGCGTCAAACTTTTGGATTATTGGTAAAGATAGAATAACAGACTTTCATTATATTGGTAAAGGTAATCCTACAACAAAAGAATTTACTTTGAAAGCATATGAGGAAGTTGAAGATTATCCTGAGTCTGATAAACTAATACCTACTTTACTAAACATTAATACTTTGCGGGACGAGTTAGTAGAAAGTTACCTTATAGATAAGTGTCATGCACCTTACACTTTAGGCGAACAAACTAGATACTTACAAGACTTAGAAGTAGTAAGTTTGTACACAAACCCTAAATCCATGGCAAGTTATGCATGGAAGCAACAATGGATTCTTAAATTTGACGTCTGAACTTTATGAAGATTTTGAGGACGGGAATATCTTAGTTCCCGTCTCAAAAGAAAACTCTTATTATGTGTGCCACCTACCCACAAAAAACTATACTAGGAGGTATACACCTGACACCCTTCCCCCTTTTCTACTCACAAAAATTATTAATATAGATGTAACAGAATCTTATCACCACATAATATTTACTAATCTATCTGACTTACTTAAGCGCCTCGTATATTTATCGCGCGGTTTCTTTCCAAGTAATTTTGTCCATACCAATCACCCAAAAGAATCATGGCAAGACAAAGAAGATAAATTAGAATTAGGGTTTAAAATAGAAAACGGTTGGTATATAGTGCCTTTATCTAAAAAAGAATATAGCTCTCTACTAGGTAAAGATAGTGACACCCGAGAAAAAAGTAAAGGTAAAAGTAAAGAAAGTATTAGATAAGCTAGGTGCATATCACTGCATGCCCGCAACGGGAGGCTATGGTGCTAACGGAGTACCTGATATACTTGCTTGTTATAAAGGTAAATTTATTGGTATAGAGTGCAAAGCCAACGGAGGAAAACCTACCGCACTTCAAAAGAAACACCTCAAAGATATTCAAACTGCTCAAGGATTTTCAATAGTAATTGACGAACTTAACGTAGACATGTTAGAGTCGTTGTTACAACAACTACAATAAAGAAAATACAATGAGTTCAAATGACACTGTGTGTACTTCACACAGTACCAATCAAAAAGATATAGTAGAAAACCCCCCACATTATAAAAAAGGTATAGAGACAATTAAGGTCATTCGTGCTAAACTAACAGACCAAGAGTACAAAGGGTATCTTAAAGGCACTATCATGAAATACAATACCCGCTTAGGATTAAAAGGTTCTACCGAGGACGAAATCAATGACGCGGGAAAACTTAGGTGGTATGCACAAAAGCTAGAAGAATTTTTAAAGGAGAATAAATATTATGAGTGATGAACTATTTAGTAGACTAAAGCGTTACCTCACACATTATGTAGAGTTATTAAACCAACACTCAATGGGTGATGAACGGGTAGAGGATATTGAGTCAATCATAGATGAGTTAAAAATATTTTTAAGAACAGACTCAGTTAAAAAAATAGAGCAAGAAATTAATAATGCAGAACGACAACAAATGTCAGATGAAATTGCTGATGAAATTTTGCATGGAAAACATTGTATAGGTGGTTCATGTGAGGATTAGTAACTGGTATAGGTTACCTAGAACGCCAAATTTAAAAAGGATTACGAGTGTCATATTCAAAGAAAGAAAAAGAAACTATGTTACAAAGAGCCAAAGACTACATGATTAAAAAACCAGAAGTATCAAGAGCGCGAGTAGCTTTGTATGCGGGGTGTACAGTTTCAATATTAGAAAGATGGGAAAAAGATGGATTGTTAAAACTACCACCTAAAATGACAGATAAACAAAGAACAAAATCTACTCCGTGGGGTAAAGGATTTTATTAATGGCTGATGAAATAGATATAGCTAATGATGAAGTTCAAAAGCAATTAGATGCTACTTTAAAAAGTATTGACATATCTATTGAAGAAAACAATACGGGCAAATGTATTTGGTGTGGTAAACCTATTAAAAATAAAAGACGGTGGTGTTCAGCTGAATGTCGAGACGAACATACTCTTTATGCCAACAAACTATAATAAAACTAAAAGAGTGTGCCATGTGTGTGGAAGTCCAGCAAAGTTTTTCTATGAAAAATGGTGGTGTACACATACAAGAGATTTAAAAGGATTATGTAAAAATCAGAAAGAGAGGAAAAAATAATGCAACAATTAATAACCTTAAGTTATCACATAAAGGGTAATGAAGTAAGACCTAAATTTTTATCTGCCTATAAAAAACTTGATTCATATATTATTAAGTTAGATGTTTTACAAGACGCTATACATTATTTAACTAAAGAATATGAAGAAACATTAAAAAATAAAGATAAAAATTGGACTACATTTGATGATGTGATAGTTAAGCAAGGTACTCAACGATGGAAATTTAAGGAATGAAACATATTGTCACCATAGACTTTGAAACATTTTATGATACAGGCTATGGGCTAAAAAAATATACCACTGAGCATTACATTCGAGACGCTCAGTTTCAAGTGATTGGGTTCGCTATTAAAGTAGACGACTGCTCTACTAAATGGTATTCAGGAACTCATGAAGAATTAAAAGAAGTTTTAGACAAATACAAGATACATGAATGTGGTCTTGTTGCTCACAATATGCAATTTGATGGGACTATTCTTGCGTGGATTTTTGATATAGTTCCTGAGGTATATATTGATACTTTGTCTATGGCTCGTGCTATACACGGATTAAATGTCGGAGGTTCCTTAGGTCATCTGGCTGCTATGTATCAACTAGGGGAAAAAGGTAAAGAAGTTTTAGATGCAAAAGGAAAAAGATTAGAAGATTTTTTACCTCATGAACTACACAGATACGGAGAATACTGTAAAAATGATGTAGAACTGACTGCAAAACTATTTACAAAACTACAACCCTTATTTCCTGCTGATGAGTTTCGCCTTATAGATTTAACATTAAGAATGTTTATTCAACCTTTGTTAAAAGTAGATGATGGACTTCTTGTAACAAGACTTGATGAAGTTAAAACTGAAAAGAAAACTTTGTTGGGTACATTAATGAATAAATTAAAGTGTGATACCGAGGAAGAAGTTAGAAAGAAATTAGCAAGCAACAATCAGTTTGCTGATTTGTTAGAAGAATTGGGAGTAGAAACACCATTAAAAGAATCTCCTGTAACAGGCAAACAAACTTATGCTTTGGCTAAAAATGATTTGGGTTTTATAGCATTATGTGAACACGAAGATAGTTTTATACAAGAGCTATGTGCAGTAAGGTTAGGAACAAAGTCTACCATGGAAGAATCTCGTATCGAAAGATTTATAGACATAGGTGCACGCAACAAAGGACTACTTCCTATACCACTTAAATATTATGGTGCTCACACAGGGCGGTGGGCAGGTACAGACAAAGTAAACTTTCAAAACTTACCAAGTCGTGACGTAAAAAAGAAAGCTTTAAAAAATGCCATACTTCCACCTGATGACCACGTTATATTAAATGTAGACTCTTCACAAATCGAAGCTCGTATATTAGTTTGGTTAGCGGGGCAAAAAGATGTGGTAGAACAATTTAGAAAAGGTGAAGACGTATACTCAAACTTTGCGTCAAAAGTATACAACAAAAAAATAGACAAAAGAAATAAAACAGAACGGTTTGTGGGTAAGACTTGTATATTAGGATTAGGATATGGTACAGGGTGGCGTAAGCTACAACATACTTTAGAAACTCAACCTCCTAGTGCTAAGCTATCTGATATAGAATGTCAAAATTTAGTTAAAGTGTATCGTCAACTAAACCATGAAGTTATTAATTTGTGGAGCGAATGTGACCGCGCATTAGAAGATATAGCATCATGGCGAGATGGAAAAGAGCCATACTATTTAGGCAAACATAAAGTTTTAAAAGTAACTAAAGAAGGAATTCAACTACCAAATAGCCTATACCTGAGGTACCCCGAGCTTGAGAAAGACGTGTCAGGGGCTCGCAGTGAGTTCGTTTATAAGTCAAGAAGAGGAAAAGTTACAATTTGGGGCGGTTCTGTTGTGGAAAACGTCGTACAAGCTTTAGCTAGAATTGTTATAGGAGAACAAATGTTAGCTATCTCTGCTCAGTACCGGGCCATCCTTACAGTTCATGATGCTATAGTGTGTGTAGCACCTAAGAATAAATCGCAAGAAGCTTTAGATTTTATGATGGAAAAGATGTCTGTACCTCCAACGTGGGGTAAAGACTTACCTATAACATGTGAAGGAGGCTACGCTGATAATTATGGAGACTGTTAACTTTTTATTTGTATTAGTAATTAGTACCAACCCTGTAATAGATGAATGGGAATATCAAGGCAATTTTGAATCTTGTGACATTGCTCATTTGTGGATGACACTACACAGACCTGATGTCGTAGCATCTAAATGTATGCTTCGAGAATATATTTATCTTCCTAAAGATACTAAAATTAGGTCTATTGATATGAAGAATAATACTATAAGATATTATGATTCACATTCTCCATGTAAATTAAAAAGGAATTGTAATGGCTAGGTTAAAACAAACAGAACAAGTAAGAGAACCTGTGCATAAACGAACGAGCCAAGGAGGAAGAGTTCCTAAAACTTCCACAATGAATAAAAGCTTTCGAGCTTCTTTTAAAAAGTATCGTGGGCAAGGAAGATAGTGGCTGACTTTACATGGAGTTACTCATCACTTAAACAGTATCAAAACTGTCCAAAACAATACCATGAAATAAGAGTTCTTAAAAACTATATTGTAAAAGAAAACGAAGCCATGATATATGGTAAAGAAGTGCATACTGCTTTAGAAAATTATGTAAGAGATGGTGTTGAGTTAGCTAAAAATTATCAACGATTTAAAGGAATGGTAGATAAATTAATTGATATTCCTGGAGATAAATACCCTGAGCTTGAAATGGCGCTTACTTATAATAAAACTCCTTGTGATTTTAATAGCAAAGATAGATGGGTAAGAGGGATAGCTGATTTAGTTATTGTAGATGGCACTCATGCTTGGATTATAGATTACAAAACAGGTAGTAATAAATATCCTGACCCAAAGCAGTTAAGACTAATGTCTTTAATGGTATTCACATATTATCCTGACGTACTTAAAATAAAAGCTGGGCTGCTATTTGTGATGAAGAATAGTTTTGTAAGTGAAGAATATTATAGAAAAGATATGGACAAGTCTTGGGCTATGTTTAATCAACCTTTAAAAAGACTTGAAAATTCATATGATACAGATGTGTGGGAAGCAAACCCTACTCCTTTGTGTGGGTGGTGTTCAGTTGATAGTTGTAAACATTGGAAACCTAGAAAATGGAGGTAAATTGCATAATATGCAATAAAGAATTTAAAACTCATCACCCAAAATATTTATGTTGTTCAGCCGAATGTGGAAAAATTAATAAAGCAAATAAAAAATATATAAGATTATCAGGCAATTGGCATCTGTATTTTAAACATTTGTTATCGAAGAAAAAAGGAGACCTTACCGCTCAAGAGTTAGTTGAAATTTTGTATAAACAAAAAGGTAAATGTGCGTTGTCAGGAACAAGATTAACTTGTAAAAAAGTAAGAGGATTAAATGTAAAAACTAACGCAAGTATAGATAGAATAATTGCGGGAGGAGAGTATAATAAGGAGAACGTTCAGTTAGTTTGCAGAGCTGTAAACTCATTTAGGCATGATTTAAGTGTGCCTGATTTTATTAAATGGTGTAAAAAGGTAGCTAAATATGCCCTACGTAAATAAACCTAGACCTTATAAAAAAGAATATAAACAACAAAAAGCAAGAGGCGAACATGCAAACCGCATGGAACGTCAACGCGCTCGTAATAAAATGGATGCTAACGGTAGAGATGCAAACGGAAACGGTAAAGCAGATAAACGCGAGGGCAAAGATATAGCTCATAAAAAACCTTTATCTAAAGGTGGTAAAAATAAAGACGGTGTGACTATTCAGTCAAAATCTAAAAACCGTTCTTTCAAAAGAAACTCAGATGGCTCCGTTAAAAACAGACAGTATTTAGCAGGTAAATAACTTAGTAAATTAGTAGTTGACTTTCTAAAAATCTTATAATATACTATATCTCCTAGCAACGAAAAGAGAGATGTGTAAATTGAAACTGATTGATAATAAAGCAGTAGAAATAACCTTAAGAAATGAGTCCGCTGACCTAGTATTGTCTGATATAGAAAAAAGTCAATTAATAGAAAAGAAAGATTCTGTCTCTCGTGTTTTGATACATTGGGGTTTAGATGAGATGACTCGTTTAAGTTCTACTCTTAATTTATCTAAACCTCTTCCCTCACCTGTTTCACGCGATTATCAATGGGCAGGAATATATAGCCCTTTTAAACATCAAGTTAATACTACTGAATTTTTGACAATAAATAAAAGAGCCTTTTGTTTTAATGAAGCAGGCACAGGAAAAACTTCTTCTGTATTATGGGCGGCAGATTATTTGATGGAACAGAAAAAAATAAAAAGAGTTCTTATAATTTGTCCCTTATCTATAATGTATTCTGCATGGCAAGGAGATATATTTAACACTTGTATGCATAGAACTTCTGCCGTTTGCCATGGTAGTGCTAGAAAAAGAGAGGACATTATTGATGCATCTTACGAGTTTGTAATTATAAATTATGATGGTGTGGGTGTAGTTAAAGAAGCTATAAAAAAAGCTAATTTTGATTTAATAGTTATTGATGAATGTAACGCTTATAAATCTACAAGTACCGCTCGGTGGAAAACTTTAAGGAGTATATTACTTCACAGCACTAGAGTATGGATGTTAACGGGAACTCCCGCTTCTCAGTCGCCTGAAGATGCCTATGGGTTAGCAAAACTTATTCGTCCTGAAAGAGTTCCTAAATTTAAAAATGCATGGCGAGATAAAGTAATGTATCAAGTGTCTAGATTTAAATGGCTACCTCGTCCTACTTCAAAAACTGATGTATACAAAGCTTTACAACCTGCTATTAGATTTGCTAAAGATGAATGTCTAGACTTACCTGAAGTCATGTATCAAACAAGAGATGTGATGCTAACTAAACAAGCAGAAAAATATTATAAAGAATTAAAAAATCAAATGTTAATTGAAACTGCGGGAGAGTCTATTACTGCTGTAAATGCGGCTGCGGGTTTAAATAAATTGTTACAAATATCAGGAGGGGCAGTTTACACAGATAACTCAGAAGTTATAACTTTTGATATAAAACCTAGGTTAACAGCGTTACGTGAAGTGATAGAAGAAACAAAACAAAAAGTATTAGTGTTTGTACCTTACAGACACACCATTGAAGTGGTGTCTAAGTTTTTAGATACACAAGGTATATCTAATGAAGTGATTCATGGAGATGTGTCTGCAAGTCGCAGAGCTTCTATTATTAATGAGTTTCAAACATCAGATGAGCCTAGAGTTTTTGTAATACAACCTCAATCTGCTTCTCATGGGGTGACTTTAACTAGAGCAAATGTAGTTGTGTTTTGGTCGCCTGTAATGAGTGTAGAGGTTTACTTACAATGTATTGCAAGGATGGATAGAGTAGGGCAGAAACACAAGATGACTGTGGTTCACCTACAAGGGTCTGATGTTGAAAGAAGAATGTATGCAATGCTACGAGGTAAAGTAGATGCGCATACAGCATTAGTTGATTTATATAGAGAGGAGATAGGACTATGAGTGATATGAAATTAGATAGTTTGGTAGAAACTTACTTAGCTATCCGCAACGAACGAGACAAATTATCTAGAGAGCATGATGCAAAAGATAAGGAGTTGAGTAATGACCTTGCCCAAATTGAGCAAGTGTTATTGAATTCTTGTAACGAAGTTGGGGCTGACAGTATTCGTACTGGAGCAGGAACGGTAATTAAAAGCACTAAAGAAAACTTTGTGTGCGGAGATTGGGATAACTTTAAAAGGTATGTGATGGACAATGATGCTATTGAGTTATTACAACAACGTATACACCAAAGTAATTTCAAAGAGTTTTTAAGTGGTCGTGAAGATGAAGGCTTACCCCCAGGCATTAGTAGTATGCGAGAGTTTAAAGTAACTGTACGTAAACCAACCAAATAGGAGATTTAATTATGGCACAAGCACCAAACGTTTTTACAACACCCAAGGGAATAGCGCAATACCCATGGTTATCAAAACCTGATACTAAATTTGATGAAGAGGGGCAATACAAAGTCAATTTGATTTTGTCTCAAGAAGATGCAAAACCTCTCATACAACAAATTAATGAATCTTTTGCGCAGAATCTTAAAGAAGAAACAAAGAAAAATAAGGGTAAAGATATTAAAACTGCTAACCCTCCATACAGTGATGAGTTAGATGATAATGGCAAACCTACAGGTAACATTATTATTAAGTTTAAATCTAAAGCAATATACCCCCCTGCAATCTTTGATGCTCAAGGCAATGTTATGAAAGATAGTAACATCTGGGGTGGGTCAGAGATTAGAGTTAATGGTTCGATAGCTCCTTACTATGTTCCTTTGATTGGCGCAGGAGTTTCTTTGAGACTTAGAGCTGTTCAAGTTATTGAATATGTAGAGGGTGGTACAGGTAGTGCTGACCGTTTCGGTTTTGAAGAAGTAGAGGGAGGCTTTGTACAAGAAGAACCTGCTTCAGCCGCCGCAGCATTCCCAACTGAAGAAACATCTTCGGTGAATACCACAACTGAAACTATTGAAGAGCCAAAACTTCAAAACCCATCTAGTAATAAAGAAGCTAAGTCAGATGATATTACAGATATTATTAATAAATGGGGCACTAAAGATTAATGGTAGATGATGATACATTAGCCGTTGCAGGAGAGTTATCTAAACCTACAATTCGAATCTCTTTAAATGATAAAAAGTTTAGAAAGATGGTGGGGGCAGAAGAAGTAGCTGAAGTTAAAAATGACCATTTGAATGTTGTGATAGTTAAAATGTCACACACGGCTTCCCGAACGTATTATGAGGGGACATACCAACCAGGGAAAATAGCTTCTCCCGTATGTTGGTCAAATGATTCAAAGACTGCAGATAAAGAAGTTCCTGTGGCACAAGCTAAGTCTTGTTATCAATGCAAATATAGCGTGCGAGGTTCAGGCAATAATGGAATAGGAACTGCGTGTAAAATTTCTTGGAGAATAGCTGTGGTTTTAGCCAATGATATAAATGGTGATATACTACAGCTTGTTCTTCCAGCTATGTCTTGTTTTGGAAAAGAGGTTAATGGACGCTATCCTTTTAGACCTTATATTCAAATGCTTGCTAATAATAATGTGAGCGCAGGGCGCGTAGTAACTAAACTTCAATTCGATGAAAGCGTGGCTATTCCAAAAGTATTATTTTCGCCATTTGCTGCCGTGAGCGAAGAAGATTTAGAAATACTAAAAAAACAAGCAGCAACCCGAGAGGCACAAAATGCTACAGTTCTTAAAGTTAATTTATCTAATTATGATGAAGAGAGACCAACTGTACAGTTTGATGTGTTTTTAGAAACTCCACAAAAAAATACTGATGTAGATATTGAGAGAGAAAAAACTGTATCTAACATTGTAGATAAATGGAAAAATAAATAGGAGATAAAAATGGCAAGACCATATAGTGATAAGTTTTTAATAGGACTTCAATCCGCAGATGATGAAAGAGTAGGAATTCAATTAGCTAAAGTTTGTGTAGAAGCTAAGTTCCCTGCACTATACATAGCAAATTATTTTAATGTTACTCGTATGACAATTCATGGGTGGTTTAGAGGTAATTATATAGCTGAAAAAAACTGTATAAGAATTCAACGATTTATTAAGGAGGTTAAAACTGATATAGAAAAAGGTGTGTTACCTGTTGCTTCAGCTAAAAAAGCTAAGGCTTATTTAAGTAAAGAAGCTTGATATGATTAAGGACTTTTACAAAAAAGCTTTGCCAAAGCAAGGAGTCTATTGCGTTGCAGATATAGACCCTGTTACTAAAAAAACTAATCATAAGTTTGTAGAAAGTATAGATGACTTAGTTACGACTGTTGAAGCTAAGAACAAACAGAATACTAATGTATTTGTAGCTTTAAGTAGCTTTACCGGATATAGTAGAAAAGCAGATAAGGCATCTCACATACGTTCGTTTTTTGTAGACTTAGATGTAGGGGATGGGAAAGGCTATGATAGTAAGCAAGACGCTATTGAATCTCTTAACAAGTTTGTAACTAATCATAAGTTACCTACACCTACTACAGTAGATTCTGGTACAGGGGTTCATGCTTATTGGTTTTTAGATAAAGATATAGAGGCAGAAGAATGGAAACCTTACGCTGAAAAGTTTAAAGATTTCTGTCTTGATAATGGACTTTTAATTGACCCTGTAGTAACTGCTGATTTAGCTCGTATACTACGTAGTCCTGATACCTTTAATCACAAAACTAATCCTCCTTCTCCAACTAAAGTTATCTCTTGGGGAGAAGAAGAATGTATTTTTCAAGGGTGGGTAGACCTTTTAGGTAAAGCTGAAGTTAGCTTAGAATCTATAATGGATACTAAAACTCCTTTGACACCTGAGCAACGTAAAGCGTTAAAACTTGATAACTTTCAGTCGGTGTTTAAGACTATAGCAATGAAAAGTTTAAAGGGAGAAGGCTGTGCTCAAATAAAACATATCATTACTAACGCTAAAACTCTAGAAGAACCTATGTGGTATGCAGGATTATCAATAGCTCAGCACTGTAAAGATAGGGACGAAGCTATTCATATGATGTCTGAAGACCACCCAGGATATAATAAACAAGACACAGAAAGAAAAGCTAATCAGACACAAGATAAACCTTATGCTTGCACTTCTTTTAATACAGTTAATCCAGGAGGATGCGATGGCTGTCAACACAAAGGAAAAATAACTAACCCTTTAGCGTTAGGAAAAGAATTTATTCCAGCTGTTTCTACTAACACTCCGATGGTAGTCAATAACAAAATGGTAGGGTTACCTAAAGATTTAAGTCCTTTTGTCTACGGGGGTAATGAGGGTGGTATATATTATCAACCTCCACAAGAGCATGATGAAGATGGTCAACCTTTACCTCGTAAGAAACCTGTAATGGTTTGTCAGTACGACCTTTATCCAATTAAAAGAATATATAGTGCTATAGAGGGGGAGTGTTTATTAATGCGATATCACCCGCCTCATGACCCACACAGGGAGTTTATGCTACCAATGAAGAGTTTGTATGCAGTAGATAGATTTAGAGACACTATAACTAGAGAGGGAATATTGTATAACCCTAATAACCAACAAGGAAAATATTTAATGACTTACATTTATTCATGGGGAGAGTATTTAATATCTAAAAATAAAGCTGAGATAATGAGAATGCAAATGGGGTGGACAGAAGATAAAAAAGCTTTTGTTATAGGAGAAAAAGAAATTAATAGTAATGGGGAAATGTCACACAGTCCTACTTCTCCACTATGTAAGGGGATTGCAAAACATCTTTCTTCAGAAGGTGACTACGATTTATGGAAACTTTCTGCTAATAAACTTAATACACCTAGTTTAGAACTACATGCATTTACTATGCTTACAGGGTTTGGGTCTGTTGTAATGAATAATACTTCTACAAACGGTATAACTGTATCCCTTACTAGCTCAGACTCAGGGTCAGGTAAAACAGGAGCCCTGAATTCTGCATTAAGTATATGGGGTAATCCTGTTGATTTAAGTGTTATAGGGTCAGGAGGCGCTACCGCTAATGCTATGACAGGTAGATACCTAGGACTCCATAATATACCTTTTGGTTTAGATGAAGTGGGTAACATTGAGGGTAAAGCTTTATCTAATCTAATACATAAAATATCTAATGGTAAGGCAAAGATTCGTATGCAAGCTTCAGTTAATGCAGAGCGAGAGCATGAGATGTCAGCTTCTTTGATTGCTATTTTTACTTCTAACCATTCTTTGTACAATAAAATAGAAACATATAAAAACAATGCAAGCGGGGAGGTGGCTCGATTAGTTGAGTTTACAGTTAGAAAACCTAAAATATTTTTAGATGACCCGACTACAGGTATGGATATTTTTAATCCTTTTAACACTAACTACGGGTGGGCAGGTATAGACTTTATTCAAACATTATTTAAGTTGCCTGCTTCTCATATAGAGTCTCGAATACTAGAGTGGAGCAAAAGATTTAAAAGTGATTTTGGAGATGATACTACCTATCGTTTTTATGAAAACCTAATAGCTTCTACTTTTACTGCAGGCGAAGTTGCTGTTGAAGCAGGCATAGTAGATTTAGATTTAGATAGAATTTATAAAAAAGTAGTAGGAGAAGTTATTAATATCAAGGACAATGTTGCTCGTGTAAATGATATTGACTATGAAAGTATCTTAGGTGAATACATCAACGCACACCAAACAGGAATCTTAGCTGTAGAAGATAACAAAGTAACAATGGAGCCTAGAAGCGATTTAGTTATACGAGCAGAACTAGATGAGTCTAAAGTATTTATTGAGAAAAAACATTTTAGAGATTACTTAACTAACCAAGCAGTTAGTATTAATGAATTTATATTTAAGATGAAAGAAAAAGGATACAAAATACAAGACCGCAAAAAACGTATGGGCACAGGATGGAAGCCTGCTACAGGGTTTAGTTCAATAACTACTATTGAAATTAATACAAGCAAGTTTTTAGATGAAATATTTAAGGAACAAAATCATGAGGCTTCATAATGAGCCTGAGTGGGTGCTTCCTTTTGAAAATATGGAAATAGGAGATAGTTTTTTTATACCTACATTAAAGCCATCTCCTCTTATCTATGCTATTGATTCAGGAGCTAAACGAGCTCAAGTAAAAATTAAATCTTTTATTACTCAAAAAAATAATTGTATGGGAGTTCAAGTATGGAGAGTAAAATAATTTAATGTACTGTAGATACTACACGTTCTTCTTCAAGTTGCGTAGCAATAAGTTCTACCGCTGCCCATTGAGTCGCAGTTAAACTTTTTAAAATTTCAGGTATTCTGCTTGTAGTAGGAGAATATAAATACTGTAAAGCTTTTTCTAGTTGTAGGTTTGTTAAATCATCTACCATAATTTTCTCCTAGTTGTATGATTGCATAAATTCTATTTGCGCACTTATTCCTTTCTTAAGCATTAATTGATATTGTTTGATAATGTCTAATCTTTCTCTTCTTTCTTTAGGACTTAACCCAGGAGTTCTACGCACAATATTTGCTTGAGCATTTAACTTATTTAGCTGGGCATTCATTTTATCAAAAGAAGTAACAGTAGCTAAAGCATAGGGATTAGCTTTCATATAGTCTAAATATTCTTTTGCATTAACGTCTTTAAATAGATTAATACGAGCCCTAGTTTTATCTACCTCTTTTTTAGTTCTTGCATAAGCTCTAGCATCTATGTCTGATACTCTACTAAAGAAACTATTAAATAATTGAGTATCATATTTAACCTCAAAATCTTTTTCTCCCATTATAGTATATCCTAATCCTGTAAGATTTGACACTAATCTCGCTGCTCCATCCACATAAGCATTAGTCCAAAAAGCAATAGTATTAGGAGATACATCAACTGCACCATTAGTTAATTCTGCCATATTTATTGAAGCATTTTTATACAATTGTCCAACTGAATCACCACCTGCATAAGCATCTCCAAAACGAGAAGAGCCATAAATACTACCTCTATAAATTGGTTGCCCGAAAGTGTTTAAATTTAAAGTATATTCTAAAGGCGGTCTAGCTATTGTTGGCATGAAAGAAGTAAATAAAAACTGCATAGGATTATCAATAGGACTCATTCTTGATATTGGAAGCGGTAAAAACGAATCTAATGTTATTTCTACCATGTTACCTACTCCATGAGCTAATGAGTTTTCTTGAGAAGAAGCTGCTAATGCTACCTGAGAACCTATAGCCATAATTCCTGACATTCCAAAACCAAACGGTATTTGAAATACATCTCCTTTCCTGCCTGTAATACCACTTATATCAAACCTAGCGTATCTATTCCATCTAGCAGAATCATCAGTTAGTATTCTATTTCTTCCTTCATCATCATCTCCTGACAACATTGCAGATAGATAAACAAGGGCTACACCTGCACCTGCTAAAGCAGCGGTAGTAGCTCTAGCTGTTTCACCTCTAGTTTGATAGTCTTTTCTCCAGTTATTTAGTGCTTCAGGATTACGTTTAATAATATCTGGTAAAGTTCTTTCTGCACTTTCCATAGATACAAAACCAGGAGAAAGAGCATCTATTGAACGAACTGCACCTGTTGCACTAGGTCTGAAGAACATAAAGAGTGCACCTAAGTTTTGTCCTTGTTTTCCAATCTCTTCAAAGTTAGCTAAACGTTTAGCATAAACTGTACCTTCTCTTTTAGCAGCTTGTAATATATTATCAGGCACTTGGTCTCTTGGTATTCCTGGAGCGTTTTTTGAAATATAATTATCTCTAATTGTTCTATACGCAGCTACACGAGTAGCTAATTCAAACGTAGCCATATACCCATCAAAGAAGCTTGTAATCTGTTCTTTTGTTTTTGCTATCTTTGTTACTTCTATTGTTTTGTTTAATTTTTCAAAAGCTCTGTCTGTTGAAAGACCCATTGAATAAGCTATCATTCCACCTTGTTCTAGATATTGTAAGTAATCTTCAGGGTATGTATTGCCTTTAGCTTTTTCATCATTAACATACTTTCTCATTTTCTCCATTTGATTTTGGCTATACATCCAACTCATTTTAGCTGAGTCTTTCATACCACGTCTTGCTACTTGGTCAGATATTTGTGAAAGAAAACTTGCTGAAGTTCCAAACCCTTTTTCTGCTGATATAATACCAGCCGCTGTAATGAAATCACGAACAAAGTTGGTTACTCCAAAAGATAAATTATACCTAGTATGCATTTGACCTATAAAGGAAGTAGCGTCTCCTAACACTTCCATAAATTTATTTTGGTCTTGGTAAGTAGTTTTAATTGCTTCGTTTATACTGTCATCTTTAATTCTAAGAACATTCATACTACCGTCAGCATTGTAATGAACAAGATTCTTTTTGTCTTTTAAAAGTTTTTTCATATCTGCAGCTGCTTGTTCGTTTAGTCCTTTACCATACCTTTGTTCAAAAGTGTAAGTTGCTAAGACTTCACCATTAATAGCAGTTGTTTCTATTTCTTTTCCTGTAACATTATCAGTATATTTTATAGGGTTAAGAATAGCGTTTTTAATAGCTTGTGTTAACCCAAGACGGCCTTGTCGTTGCGCAGCTGTGGTTGAATCTATAAGTATTTGAATAAAAGGATTTTCTGCTTCTCCAAGATTACCTTCAAATGAAGACTCCATTCTTCTTAAATCTCCTGATACCATTTCACCATCTATTTCGTATTGTGAATCTGCTTTATCACCTGACTGTTGTTGTCCTTTTATTGGAATATAGTTTTCCCATCCATAAAAATCAATTACTTGGTCAGATAATTCACTAGC